TTCGGGCCGACGAGACCAGGGAGCTGCTGGTAGTCCGGCCGGGCACCGAACCGCTGCTTGATCGAGTCCGCGTACGCCTTCGCCTGCTTCTCCGTCATGTCCATCCCGAACAGGGCCTTCCACACGCCCGGGAAGTCGACGGTGACGACGCCCGTGGTGAAGACGGCCATGTTCGCCAGGACGGAGTCAGCGACGGACTGCTGCACGGTTCCAGTCGCCGGGTCGAAGAGGTTTCGCGTCTGCGGCGAGGTGACGACGAACTGGTGGGTGACCATGTAGTCGTCCGACCAGGACACCTCGAAGTCCTGCACCTCGATGGGCTGGATGACCATCTTGGCGGCCGTGCCCCACATCCCGTAGTAGTCCGGGTACCAGGCGATCAGGTCACCATTCGGTGCGCTGCAGAAGCTCCGCATCGTCGAGTTGAACAGGTTCTTCAGGTAAGGCAGCAGCGGCTGGTCGTTCAGCAGCGCACGCGGTCCGGCCAGAGCCTGGGCCAGGAAGTAGTTCGGGTCGTTCTCCGCCGTCGAGATCGGCGCCCAGGCGTTGTCGCCGAACATCTTGTCGAACGGGTCCTTGGGGTTGTACCCAGGCGCGTCGGCGCCGGTGGACAGCTCGACCCCGGGATCGCCGCTCATGTCGTTGACGCCGCCGCTGGTGCCGTCCGACCCCTCGAAGATGACCGTGCCCGCGCCGGTGGTGTACGCGACGCGAGGCAGGAAGCCGCCGTAGTCCCAGTACGACGGCGCCGACGGCGGGTTGATGCCGACGTCGTGCGGCTTGGCCCCGGCGCGGTGCGCGCCGATCGTGCTCTTGCCGTCACCCAGGCTCATCTCGACGTGGTAGATGCCGTCCGGCGAGGACCCCTTGAAGACGAGCGCCCCGGGCGTCTTCAGCGCCTTCTCCACCGACACCTTCTTGCAGGCGTCGTACTGCGCGGACGCCACGCGCGGCAGGCCGTACAGCGAGCCCAACGCGCGCAGGTACATGGCCTGCACGAAGCTGGAGCAGTCCAGGCCGGGCGGGGGGTTCTGCGAGAGTACGTCGAGCTGGGTGCCGCCGTACTTCTGGGTGTACGGGATGTTCGGGTACTTCTGGCAGAAGTTCACCGCGAGCTGGGCCAGGTCGACGCCGGAGATGGTGCCCTGGGGCTTCGACTTGAGGTCCCCGTACTTCCCGCCGCCCTTTTCCAGGTCGCGCACCATGGCGGTCGCAGGCTTCTCGCGCTTCGCGTACGCCCTCGGGACCCCGGAGCGCTGCACGGCCTGGCATGCCTGCCACAGCTCCATGCTGTTGCGGTTCTTGACCTCGAAGAGGGCGTCGAAGAACTTCCCCGACGCGTACCGAGGGTCCGTCACCTGCTCGTACGTACCCCAGCCCTGTGAGGGCCGCTGCTGGAACAGGCCTGCGCTGTCCCGGTCGCCCCCCTTGAGGTTGCGCAGGCCTGACTCCTGCATCGCCACCATGATCGCGATGATGCAGTCGCGGCCGGAGCCGCCCTTCTCCTTGCCGACGTTGTAGATGATCGCGGCGTTGGCCTTCTGGTCCGGGTTGTTGAACCCGCCGTAGGTGCCGTTCAGCGAGCTGGCGTCGGCACCGCCCGTACCGCCGACGGACGCGGTGCCAAGCTGCTCGAACAGGGCACGCGCGATCTCGTCGGCGTCGTCGAGCTGGGCGTTGATCTGCTTGGCCAGGGTCTCGACGACGGAGAACCAGGTGCCCGGGATACGGGCGATGTGGACCTTCGACTCGGGCCAGCCGACGACCTTCTTCAGCACGGTGAGCGCGACATTCGTCATGCCGCCGTCGGAGACACCGGTGTCCTTCCCCGCGTCCTCCAGGGCCTGGCGCACCATGGCCTGCGACGCCTCGGCGTGGGAGTCCCAGTACCAGTACTGCAGCCGCTTCAGCGAGCACGAAGCGGTCAGGTGGACGACACGCGGCCAGGCCGTCACGAGCGGCACCTTGTTCAGGTAGCCGGTGAAGACCTGCACCCACTTCAGCCGCTTCATCTGCACCGAGATGCGGTCGTTCGGGGTGAGCACGCCGTCGTACTTCCGCCGGGTGTTCTGCAGGCTGAAATTGAATGAGCTGACGCCGTCCGACCGGCGCGTCATCGAGCCCTCGACAAGGTCGTCCGAGACGTCGATGATTCCGTGCTTCTCCGTCGCGATGTATGCCTTCACGCCCGGGGCCAGGACGAAATTCGGCACGAGACCACCTCCGCCCCTTGGTGGGCGAAAGAGGTCTCTTCACAGTGAGGCTTCTGGAAGGATGACCAGTGTGTCGGCCTATTCCCGTCAAGGCCTAGTTCCCGTAGTCGTACCGCTCGTTCGGCGGGGTGCCCTCGTTGGGCATTGGGGTGCTGGGCTCGGTCTGGCCGGGGTCGGAGCCGCCGTCGCTGCTGGGGTCGATGGTCTGGTAGTTGCCGGACGGGACCGCGTTGCCGCCGAGCTGTGTGCCCATGGGCCAGAAGTACTTCATGTCCGGGTCCTTGGCGTCCACGAACTTGCTCGGCGCCCAGGACTCGGTGTCCTGCGGCTCCCGGGTGCACTCGAACGTGATGACCGGCGTCCACACCATGGCTCCCACCGTGTTGCCCCACTCGAAGCCCGACAGCGGCACACCTTCCCGGTCGAAGCCCCGGGCGGGGAGGAGTACTCGCATGTCGGGGAACTTGTCTCCGGCGGGCAGGCCGGGGTTCATGACGAAGTTCGCGTAGCCCTGCATCCAGTCGGCGAACGCCTTCCGTTCGCTGTACCCCTTGAGCAGCACCCGCAGGTAGAAGCGGGACGGGGTCGGCCGGTGCGGGTAGTACGCGCGCGCGTTCCGTGCGCTGGAGGAGTCGGCGACCATCGTCATGCCGTGGCCGAGGACGTCGGCGCGCACCCGGAAGGTGTGGTTCGTTCCGTCCTTGGGGTAGGTGAGCGTGCAGTTCAGGCCCTTGCGGGTGTCGGCCACGGCTCACTCCTCCTCGGGGTCGGGGATCGTCTCCTGGACCGGCCGGTGCGGGTTGTAGGGGGCGTAGGAGGGCGTGGCGAGCCGCTCGTGGTCGGCGGCGGACATGTCCGGGAAGAGGCCGTCGAGGGTCATCACGAAGCCGCCCATGGGCACGATGGCCTTCTGGTCGGCGCGCAGCGGCTGCGGCATGGAGACGGGCACGTCGGCGCCCCACTGGTTGGCCACTACTTGTCCTCCTTCTGGCCTTTGTCGCTTTCCTTGCTGGTCTGGCCGTCGTCGATGAGGCCGCCGTTGTACTCGGTCTGGCGCCAGCCGATGCCCTCACTGATGCGGGCGATGTAGGAGGCGATGGCCTTCTCCTGGGCGGCGTCGACCGCGTTCTTCGAGGTGCCCGCCTTGACCAGCGAGTCGGAGCCGACCTGCACGATGAACAGCCTCAGCTGGTAGCCGTGGGAGTACTTCCCGGTGCGGTGCTCGATCGAGGCCTGGCCGTCGATGTCGGAGACCTCGGTGAGGTAGACCTGCCAGCGCCAGCCGTGCGGCGGGTAGTTGAAGACCGCCGGGGCGTGCATCTTGCCGGGCGTACGGGAGTCCCGGGACTGGTGCTCCATGATGGCTCGGCACTTGGCGATGAAGGCCTCGTGCAGGCGCCAGCTGGCCCCGTGGTGGTCCTGGCCGCGTGGGGCCGCTCCTGCCTTCCGGTTTTCGCCGAGGTAGCCGACGACCGTCACGTCCCGCAGGGTCGCGCCGGTGATCTGCACGACCCTGCCGCCTACGGTCGGGGTGACCGAGGTGTGGATGTCGAACCCCCAGTCGATCGACGTGGGGTTGATCCGGAACGTGATCTGCGGGCCGCCCGCGAAGCCCAGGGACGCGAGAGCCATGGCCTACTCCCCGCCGTAGCTGGGGTTCGAGGCGTACGGGCTCAGCGGCGGCGTGGCGGTCGCGGAGGACCCGGCCACACCGGTGGAGTCCAGGACGGTCAGCAGGCGCCGCGCCTCCGGCGTCAGAGTGAGCTGCAGGTTCTGCCGCGCCTTCCTCTCCTTGGCGTTGCTGCCCTGCTCCCACTTGGCGTACGACTCGCCGGACTTGTCGGTGGCCTTGGCCTCCTTGGAGAAGTCGCGCAGCGGGTCGACACCGCCCTTGCCGAGGATGTCGGCGACGGACTTGCCCGCCTGGTCTCCCTCGACGATGACGGCCTTGCCGGACGCCAGCTCGTTGCGGTGGTTCTTGATCGCGTCGGCCAGCGACACCACCCGCTTGCCGGACTTCGTGGTGACGGCGACCTTCGTCTTGTCGTCGCCCTTGATCTTGTTGAGCAGGCTGTCGATGACAGGGTCGTCCTGCAGCTTGCCGTGGCCCTTCTCGTGCACCCACTTCGAGTAGGCGTCCCACGCCTTGGAGTTGCTGGCGCCGAAGCCCAGGAAGCCGCCGTGCTTCTCCTGGTCCGGGTAGCTGATGCTGGTCAGCCCGGTCTTGACCGCGTTCGACTTGCTGGTCTTCTTCTCGTCCGCCTTGGCCGTGGCCAGCGCACCCTTGCCGTTGTACTGCTGAACGAGCCACGTAGCGGCCTTGACCGGGTCGCTTCCCAGGTTCGAGTACCCGGACAGCGACGCCACGACAGCCGAGAGAGCGTAAGGGTCGTTGGGGTAGAACTGCTGGAGCATCTCCTGGCCGAGCTGGGTCGCCGCCTGCTCGTCGAGCTTCCCTCCGGCAGCCTTGACGTGCGCCTTGATCCAGTCCTCGACGCCCGGCTTCAGTGCGGCCTTCACCGTGGCCCGGTCCAGGACCTGATCGGCGTGCGCCTTCGTCTCCACCCCTCCAGTGAGGTACTGAGAGACGGAGATCCCGCTGAGGGAAGCCGCCATGTAGGCGTGCGACTGCGACAGACGGCCCGAGGCGTCGATGTCCTGGAACGACCGGCCGTAGCTGTTCTTCAGGTCCTGTTCCTGGCGTGCCACGTCCGTCGATGACGAGCCGTAGCCGCTCTTGATCGCCTGGTCCATCAGCTGGGTGAACTCGGCGCGCGCCTGCTGCGCGTTGACCCCGGCCTTGCCCGCGCTGTCGGAGACCGCGTTCAGGGCATCGTTGAGATCGTTGAGCGACCCCAGGGCGTTCTTCGAGTTCACCTGCAGCTGCTGCAGGGACTCGCCGACGGTCTCACCGCGCCGGGTCTTGCCGTGATAGATGAAGTTCAGCGCGTCCTGGCGGCCGATGCCGCCCTCCACCTTGGAGTTGTAGCCCAACTTCGTGACGCCCTTGAATGCCTGGCGGGCCTCGTCGGAGGAGAGCACACCGAACGTCGTCCACCGGTACGCCTCCTCGTGGAGGCGCTCGCCGAAGCCGTCGAAGTTCGAGCCGCCCTCGATCGACTGGTAGTAGGCGTTCTTGTCGCGCTGGCTGCGGATCTCTGCCGGGATGTCCGTGGCCGCAGCGACAGCGGCACCCGCGACGGCGCCCCAGGGGCCGCCGATGGCCGCGCCGACACGGGGCAGCATCGACTTCGTCCACGAGCCGATGCCCGAGGAGTGGCCGCCGCTGCTGCCCGGGTGCGACGGCGCAACGAGAGGGCCGCCGTAGCCCGGCATGGGGCCGGTGTACGGCATGTGCGGGTGCCCATACGGGCTCACGTACGGGAAGGGGTACGGGTACGGCATACCCAAGGGCGCGGGCGGAGGCGGTGTGGTCGGAGGCGTCGGCCCAGGCGGCGTCGGCCCCGATCCCGTCGAACGCTGAGGCTGGTTGAGCACCACCTGGCTCAGGAACTGCGCGGCCGTCTGCTGCAGCCACTGCGCGTTCGGCGCGACGGGAGCAGGCACCTGGCCGCCCATCAGCGCCTGCGGGTTCAGGATGTTCTGTCGCGCCTGTCGCAGCGCGTTGGCCGTGCTGGACGGCAGGTTCTGCAACGTCTGGTTCTGGTGCAGCAGCGCCTGCAGCTGCATGGCCAACGACTGCAGGGCGCCCGTCAGGCCGCCCGGCGGAGTGCTGCCACCCGGAGGGGGCGGCGGAGGGGTCGCCATCTACTGCCACTCCCGATCGAATCCGTCGTCCATGTCCGGCACCGGCGGCTCGTCCTCCGGCTCCTGCCGGTCCCCGGACACCTGCACCCGCGAGGCCGAGAGAGCCTGCTGCATGCGCTCCCAGTCGTCCGTCGACCCCTGCTGCCAGTCGACGGCGGAGTAGTCGTAGTCGACGTCCTCGTCGTCCGGGACGTCGGCGGCGTCCCTCGGCCACAGATCGGGCGCGTCCACGCCCGCAGCCACCAGGGCGAACTTCAGCTGGTCCTCGAACGCCTTCTCGTCCTGCTCGGCCGCCTTCCAGCCGTCGGCGAGGATGAGCAGCTCCAGGCCGAACTCCTGCACCCGAGACAGGTGCCGCCCCGACAGCAGCCCCCGCCGCTCAGCGATCCGCAGACGGCGCTCCAGCCACGGATCTATGCGGCCGGGGCGAACGCTTTTCCCATGGCCTCGACGACCTGGGCGACCGTGTCCTCCAGCTTCAGGTAGCGCTGGAACACCTCGTTGATCGTCGGCTGGAACCAGTTGGCCTTGACGTAGGCGAACCGCCGGTGCGCCCATTCCGCCAGCTGCTGGTCCTCACCGATCGGCGTAGGCAGCTCCTCGCCGTCGACCGTCACGATCGACATGGCCACCACGGCCGCGACGTAGGCGAGTTGCTCGCCGCCGTCTTTGTACCGGGCGGTGACCTGGGCGACGGCGAGCTGCTCGTCCACGCCGAGGGTGCGGATCACGAACTCGTGCCCGAGCCAGGAGAAGCTCTCGGTCAGCGAGCCCAGGAAAGCGAGCCCCTCGAACGCCTCGGTGTAGCGCGGGTCGAAGCCGGGCAGCTCCGTGCCGTCCTCGGCCTTCAGGCTCGGCTTGGCCTCCGGCATGGCGGCCTTACGGCCCGGCCGGTCGGCGGGGTCGAAGGTGCCGTAGGTGTCCGTCATCGCGTCGCTCCTGGTCAGCGCAGTCGGGATGTGTGGGTGTAGGCGCAGACCACGGGCTTGGCGACGTCCAGGCCGCCGACCGTCAAGGTGTCGCCGTCGGCGATGTCGACCACGGTGACGTTGTGATAGATCTTGCCGCGCCACTTCGAGGGGGTTGCCTCGGTGCCCGGCGGCTTGATGATCGTCTGCGCGGTGACGTAGTTCGGCGTCCGCGCCAGGCGGTCGAAGATCTCGACGATGTTGTTCGTTCCGGCCAGACCGGCCAGCTGCTCCCAGATCGCCTGGTTCCACAGCTCCTGGATCGTCAGCTGCAGCGTGCCGCCGCCCAGAACGCGGGAGGTCGCGATCTCCACCGGCGTGCGCGAGCCGAGGGGCTGGATGAAGCTGTACGCCTGCCCCTTGTCGCTCCACGCCCGCTGGCCGGAGTCCTCCACCGAGTTGAGGAACGCGATCGGCTTACCGGCGTACACGAACGTGCTGTAGCCGGAGCCGGTGACGCGGACCTTGCCTGCAGGCATTGCTCACCACCCCATCCGTAGGTCTCACCCCCTACGGCGGGGAGGGCGACCACGGACAGCAGAGGACCCCCGGCGCCCTCACACCGGGGGTCCTCCAAGAGCGCGGCAGGCGGCCCGTCACAGCGCCTGTCGCGCGGGCTCAGGCGTTCTGGTCCGTCTCCGTGGTCGTGTCGCCGGTTGTCAGGTCGACGGCGAACTTCACGACGACGTAGTTCATCGGGATCGGGGGCTTGTAGCTGAAGGTCCCCTCGATCACCGAGGGGTCCGCCGACTGCTGCCGCACCTGCGCGTTCGCGTAGGAGACGATGATCGAGTCGGAGACCGCCTGCTCCAGCAGGCCGATCAGCGCCGACTTCACGTTGATCGTTGTCTCGGCCGTGATCGGCTCACCGATCAGCCCGGCGTTGGACATGCCGACCTGGATCATCTGCAGCAGGACGTCGCCGATCCGGGTCAGCGAGATCTCCTGCGTCAGGATCGACGACATGTTCGTCGAGACGCCGTGCCGGGCGACCAGCTGGCCGTTCTGGTTGATCTCCGCGACGTTCACACCGGACTTCGACAGGTTGTTACGGAAGGTCCGGGTCATGGCCTGCGCGATCGTCGCGGGCAGACCGGTGAACGACGTCAGCGACTGGTTCGTCAGCCCACGCGCGACCGCGTTCCGCGCCAGACGCCCGGCCATCGCGGCGGCCAGGTAGAAGCCGTCGACCTCCGTAGAGGCGTTCACAGCCGAGTTGAAGGCCAACAGCCGGTTCGGGTAACACAGCACCAGCCGCTTGCTGGCCTGCGCCAGCGCCAGCTGGTCGTGACCGACCGTGTTGTCGTAGTTCGTGGCCAGGCCGGTGAACGCCAGGCGCCCGTAGCCGTCGGCCGCCGCCGTCTCGCAGTGATTCTTGACGTCGGCCAGCAGGTTCGCCACGTTCGTCGGCGTGTGCGCGTTGTACGCACCGTCCACGAACAGCGGCACCAGGATCTGCGCCCGGTAGTCCGCCTCCAGCTTGCTGTACGCCGCCTGCAGCTGCGCCCTGTAGTCCCCGGCCGACGGGTTGGTGGCGACGCACAGGACGCTGGCCGCGCCGTTCTCCAGGGCGATCTTCGCCGCCAGCGTCAGCGCCGAGGCGACCTGCGACGCGGTCGGGCTCGTCGGCGCGGTCGTCACCATCGCCTGCCCGTACGTGGCCACGATCTGGTCGTAGTCCTCGAACTCGGTCGGCTCGTAGTACGTCGCGTTGGTGAACGCGTACGTCACCCGGACCTGGTCGCCGTCCTTCAGACCGTTCGGCGACGGCTGGGTCAGGTCACTCTGGCTGGCCGACAGCCGCTTGATCGAGGTGACCGCCGTCGCCGCACCGCCGGAACCGGCGGTCACCACGAAGGTGTAGTCGGTGTTGTAGACCATGGCCGTGCCCGACAGGGTCGTGACCACGGGCGCCGCGATGGCAGGCGGGCCCACGACGGCCGTGGTGTACACGCCGCGCTGCGACAGCGCGGTCGCCGAGGCGGAGTTGACGGTGACGACCTCGCTGGTCGTCTGGTAGCCCAGGGCCGGGCCGATCACCGTGACGGTCGTGGTCGACACACCGCGCGGGGTGACCGTGGGAGTCGATTCGTCGCTGACGTACACGCCGGGCGGCGTGTACGTCGCAGAAGAGATGTCGGGCATGCCACCCACCAGTCGCGTCGGTCAGCTGTCACCCCTTGGGCTGACGGGGCGGCGGTGGACAGGAGCGGATCGCTAGAGTCCTGGCATGGCGAGGAGAGGTGGGCGCAGGCGGTACGTTCCATGCCCGACGAAGAAGCGGAAGTTCAGCAAGGACTTGGCTCTCCTGAAGTGCCAGGAGCTACACGAGAGGGACGGCGACGTCCACAAGCCCTACCAGTGCGTATGTGGCTGGTGGCACACTCTGAACCGCTCGAAGCGAAGGCGCAAGGAAGCCTCCTGGAGGACGATGGTGGAGGTCTGGGAGAACGAAGGCGGATCGCTAGGGTCCTGATCTCAGTGCCAGGAGTCGAAGCCGCTGTCGCTGAGGTCGTCGAGGGTGGGGTCGGCGGTCGGCGTGACCACGATCTTCGACAGAGGCACGATCACTCCGGCCTGCATCGGGTCCGGCGTGAAGTCCCCGATCAGGTCGATGGCCAACGTCCGCTCGTAGACGACCTCGTCCGTCCCCCACGGCGTGCCCGGCTCAGCCGACTCGCCGGTCGACTCGATCTCGTCCGTCCGGATTGTCAGGTCGATCAGGTCGTTGTTCTCCAGGTACGACCGGAACCGGCTGCGCAACGGATCGAAGCCGGAGAAGGCGATCGTCGCGACCAGCTCGTCGTAGACCCGGTCCCGCTCCACGCTCGACAGCGCGACGACAACGAACTCCCAGGAGCCCTCGAACCGGAAACGCGTGTACGGCGGCACCCGGCCACCGTCACCCGGATCGGTGTCCTCGACGTGTGAGACGCCCGCCCGCCGCAGCGGGCCGGTGTCGTTGTAGCGCACCCAGACCTCGGGGAACGACGACTTCTCGACCGGGTACTCCAGCGAGCAGTGCAGACCCCGGAACTCCGTCACGGGATACTGGCTGTCGAAGACCGCCTGCAGCGCCTCGATGGCGAGGGCCTTGACCCGGGTGATGTACATCAGTGCCACCCGCCGTCGTAATCATCCTCATCGTCGTGCCATGCCTCGTCGCCGTCCGGGTGCTCGCCGGACCAGACGTGGTCCAGGACCTGGAAGCCGTGCTTGGACCGGACGTCCGATTCGTAGTTAGCCCTGCTGCGCCCCTGCGCGTCGTGCGAAGGGTCCTTCTCGACCGGACCCAGCGGCGAGACGCGGTAGACGAGAGGGCGACCGCCATGGATTTCGGCCTTGCTCTCGGCGTAGCTCTCAGCGTTCTCGCGGCTGGTGGCGTAGGCGTAGCCCGGCTCGTGGATCGCTCCGTTGTTCCCGAAGGAGCCCCGCGTGCTGTGGTTGGGCTTGACCTCTTTGAGATCCTCGACCGTGGTGCCGTGGTAGTACCGAGGCGAGTTGCCGCGCTCGTCCGAGTCTTGATCGTGGATGTGCACCCGTACCGGGCCGTGCCCGACGTCCTTGAGCGCCTGCAGCAGATGCTCGTGGTGCAGGTGGTCGTTGGGGTCGGTCTCGGTGCCCGAGGCGTGGTTGTAGACGTTCTCGCCGCCCTGGTGGAAGTTCCACCCCAGCACGCCGTGCCGCTCCGGGCTGTAGCCGTGCTGCCGGATGGAGTCGGCCAGCCGGTTGACATGATGCTGGTTCAGCTCCCAGCTGCCCCGGTGACTCTCGATCTCGCCCGGGTGGACGTCCTCGTCGCTGTCCTTCGGCGCCCAGTCGTCGCCCCACTGGCTCAGCCGAATGATCTGCGACCACACCAAGGTCATGGCAGCCCTCCTCCGTCACCCCTTGGGGTGCGAGAGGCGGGCCGGACAGCTCCCTACCGGAACTCCTCGCCGTGCAGGCGGACGCTGTTTCTCCAGGACCGGTCGGCGACGTAGACCCGCTCGGCCACCAGGCCGTTCTTCTGCGCCGCGAGGGTCATGGACGTGTTCAAAAAACTCCGGGGCTTCAGGCCCGGGTGGCGCCACCAGACGCCGATGTTGCCCGGGTGGATGGCGCCCGGCCGCTTTCCCGGCCTGGTCCAGGGCTGCTTGGCCTCACGCCAGCCGATGCGGCCCGGCGCGCCCGGGTAGTGGGCCGGGGTGTCGGAGACCAGCACCTTCAGACCCGTCTTCGGGTCCTTGCGGTAGACCTTCTTCCGCTCCCCGATGCGGGCCGCGCGCCGGAAGATCAGCACCTGCACCTTCCCGGACTCCGTGGTGCGCGTCTTGGCCTTGGGGTTGTCGCGCCGCTCCTGGCCGGTCGGGTCGTCGATCCACATCGGGATGACCCGCCCGGCCAGCGAGCGCATGGTGAACGGCTTGGTGCCGTGGTCCTGGTACCAGACGACCTCGGTGGCCCAGGAGAGCCCGAAGTACCCCTTGCCGTACAGCGGCTGCAGCCCGCGCGCGGCGGCGCCGGTGAGCTTCGGCATCCGGCGCCGGGCCTGTCGTACGGCCTCCAGCGCGGCGGCACGGGCGCGCTTCGGCGACAGCCCCTTCTCGACCATGATCATGCGGTCGGGATGGGTGACCAGGTGGACCTCCGGGACCTCGACCAGCATTACAGGTCCCGCTCGTGGATGATCACACCCTTGGTGTGGGGCTTGCCGAGCAGCATGTCGGCAGCGACCCGGTGATGCCCGTCCACGACCTCCAGGCGACCGCTGTTGCGCCGCATGAACCGCGCGGTGCCATGCAGAGCGCGCTCCTCGGGCGTGGACTCCGACCCTTCGTCCTCTTCGCGGTGTGAGTCCTCGTCCCAGCTCGGGTCGTAGTCCGGGTCGCCAACGGCCTCGTGGTCATATGCCTGGCGCTTGCCAGGGTGGAAGAGGTTGTGCGCCACGGAGTCCGGCCGGATGAAGTTCTGGCTGGCGTGAATCTCCTGGTGAAGGGGGATGCTCTCCTCCTTCTTGCCCGCCCAGGTCTTCGGGTCCATCAGCTTCTGGCGAGTGCTGTGGGAGTAGTGCGTCATCTGGTTCGCCGAGCTGGCGAAGCCGTAGCTCTCCGGGTCGTCGAAGCCGCCGAGGCCGCGCGTGACGACGTGCTTGAGGGCGTTGGTGGCCGCCTTCTCATCCACGCCATGGGCGTCGGAGACGTGCTTGATGAACCGGTTGCGCCGGGCTACCGGCGTCTCCTTGGGGTCGCGCAGCCGGTAGTCCGGGTCGTGCATGTTCTCGTACTCGCGGTACTCATCGGGATCTGTCGTCCACCACGCGGCCAACGAAACAAGCACGGCGCCTCCTCTGCTCACCCCTTGAGGGCGGCGGAGGAGGCGCGGACAGTGCAGGGCTCAGATGATCAGACGATGTGGACCTTCTCGGTCGCGCCGTCCTTGCTGAGCAGCAGGTCGTAGCCCTGCCTCTTCATCTTGTCGAAGAAGCCACCGATCATGATGAGTCGGTTGACCGCTTCCGACTTGCCGAGACCGCTTCGGACGATCGCCTCGACGAGGGCCTGGTTGGCATCCGGGACGAGCTTGGTGTGCAGCTGTACGTCGCCACTCCTGCCACGCAGCTCGGCCACCTCGGCCACCGCGTCACCAACATCGCCTTCAGGCACGCCCTCGCGGATGCGTTCCTTGACGTCGACTACATCCCCACTGGACGTACGAACACGCTTGATATCCGTCATGAATCCAGATCGTACCCAATTTTTATCCAGAGCGCTACGGTGCGACGCGGCCGTTGGCGTTGAAGGCGGCGTAGGTGACCGGCATCAGCTCGGCCCAGGCGGCCTCCATCTGCTCGGCCACCATCTCGATCTCACGCTGCGGGAACGAGGGCACCTTGGCGTCCGGGTGGGTCGTGCGCAGGCCGAGGAAGTGCATCAGCGAGCGCGCGTTGCAGGTGACGTACATCGACGAGAACAGACCCACCGGCAGGACGGCGCGGGCGACCTCGCGGGCGACGCCCTTGCCCAGCAGGCTCACGTAGTGCGCGTACGACCGGTCGTAGGCCTCGGCCATCTCGCGGTACACCTGCTCGTGCAGGCTCTTCGGGCCGGGGAGGAAGGTGTACGCACCCGGCTTGCCGGTCTGAACGAGCTTGCGGTCCTCCCCGGGCACGTAGAAGACCGGCTGCAGTTCGCGGTACCTCCCGCTCTCCTCGTTGTAGGAGAACCCGACCCTGTGGCGCATGAACTCGCGGAACACGAAGATCGGCGCGCTGACGAAGAACGTCATCGAGTTGTGCTCGAAGGGGCTGCCATGACGGTCTCTCATCAGGTAGTTGATGAGGCCGGTGTCGCGGTCTGTGAGAGCGCCGATCTCTTCGAGAGCAGTGGGTGTACCGGTGGATACCCGGGCGGCGAAGAGAACATCGGCGTCGGACGCGGTGTGCTTGACCAGCTCGACGGTGACGTCGTCGCGGAAGGTGGGCTCGGGCATGGCGGTACCCCTTGGTGTGGTGGTGTGGCGGGCTCAGTCTCGCTCGTACAGCGGAATCAGCGGAGCCCGAATTACTTCCACGTCGGACCAACTGGGAGGAGTTGACCCAGAACGGGACAGGATGGTGATGAGGTCGGTGGTGTTCGGCGGGATCGTGTAGGCCACGGAGTCCTCGTCCTCGACGGCCGCCCGGGTCAGGTTGTACGCCGTGCCGACGTCGCGCTGGTGCGGGGTCCCGAAGCCGGTGCGCAGCGTGGTGCGCTGCGGGGTGCGCAGCTGCAGGCGCTCACCGGTGGCGCGCATAGCGTAGTCGCCGCCGTGGACGCGGAAGTCGCTGGTGGTCTCCAGATGGACCTCCTGCGGCGAGACGACACCCCGGGCGGTGAAGGACTGGCCGTCGTCGGCGTCCGTGAAGATGGCCGGGCGGACGATGAGCGCCCGGTAGCCACCCTCGAAGCGGGTGCCGAAGCAGTTCGGGCACTTGTTCCGGGTCGGCTGCCCGTACGCCTTGGAGATGCGGTCGGACGCGCACACCGTGCACAGGCCGACGAGCCCGTTGTCGTAGTCCCGGGCCGTCCAGAGCAGGCAGAACAGAGTGCTCTCTCCAAGAGCCCACAGGGCTTGATCGTGCCGCTGGCGTTCCTGGTCGACGGCCCAGTTCTGCTGGGCCCGTACGTACGTGCCTCGGGTCGTTCTCATCGTCAGCTGCCGAACAGGCTGAAGGTGACGCCGTTGAACGTGGGGCTGCCGGTGCCGGTGACGGTCCAGCGGATACGGCCCTTGTGCGTGAGGCGGTAGCCGTTGTTGATGACGCCGTAGGTGTAGCCGGAGGCGTTCAGGACGACTCCGCCGATCGACGTTGGCGCGGAGGTCTGCACCCAGTTCCCGGCGGCGTCCTGGCAGTCGAAGAAGACTGCCAGACCAGGGGTGGTGCCGGATACGGAGGCCACGCTGACGACGAGGAGGCCGTTCTGGACGGCCGACACATCGATCACGCCGGTCTTGCCCGTGGCCTGGTTGACGGTATTCGCTGTCACGATGTCTGAACTGGCGTTCAGGGTCAGCCCGGTTGCCCGGAACAGCTCCTGCGTGGCCGAGGAGGCGGGCGAAGGCGCGGTGGCGAATACGGCCGCACGTGTGGCCGCCGACATCTGGCCGTAGTGCGTGTCGGACAGGGCGACGGTGTCGCCGCCCTGGTAGCGGTTGCCGTTGGGCAGGACGACGTCGACCAGACCGGCCTTGAGGGTGACGCTGTACATGGGTTCTCCCGTCAGGCTTGCGGGCCGGGGCAGATGTGCAGGATGCGGAACTTCTCGGCGTCGTAGAGGGACTCGACGATCTCGCCGTAGGTGCAGGTGCGGTGCGAGACCACCACCTGGCCCGGGGCGAGAACACCCAGGTCGAATTCGACGGACGGTGCAGGACCTTCTTGGGCGCCACCGGACATGGCCCCTCCTTGTTACCGATCAGTAGAACCGAGTGAGCCAACGAGGCCGTGCGGCCTCAGACAGCGGCAGCCGGGTCGGACCCCACCTGCCATAGGCACCGCCGGAGACCAGGACCCGGGCGGTACCGAGCCCCATGTGGGCGATCTTGAAGGTGTCCAGCTGGGACTTCAGGACCTGGTCCTCGCCCTGCAGCACGGTGCCCCAACGATCCATGTAGTCCCGCCGGTCCAGCCGCGAGACCCCCGAACCGGACTGCACCTCAGGCTGCTCGACGTAGGAGCGCATCAAGTGCTTCAGACACTCCACATACAGCGCGGACTCCAGCAGAGAGCCCCACTGCTGCACCGGGAACGTTGCGCCGCCGTCACCGTCGAGGGTGTACGTCTGGTACGGCTGCGCCACCGTGTTCAGGCGGCCGACGGCGATCCTGAGCAGCTGAGCGAGACGGTTCCGGCCGAAGTTCGACTGGACGTACGACTGCAGGTGCGGGCCTTCGGTGGCGTAGTCGAACAGGTCGCTGAACCGGTTCCACGTGGTCTCGATCACCGCCTTCATCGAGTCGGCCAGCCGGTCGTACTCCGGAGCCGCCTTGCCGACCTCCAGCCAGTACCGCCACTCCTCGGCGGACCCGGCCACGGCGTACGTCCACACCAGCACGTACGGACCCGGAGCAGCCGTCTCCTTCGACGACAAGCGCACCGTGTACTGACCGACACCAGGATGGTCGGCCGCCCGGGAGAACACCTGCGTCTGCGCATCGGTGTCGTGCAGCAGCGCCACCGTGACGTCACCGTCAGCCTCGCCCGGCACGCCATCCCGCATGACCTGCAGCCCGAAGTCCGCCGCCGCATAACGAGAGACGTAGGCCCGGTCCGTGTACTCGTCGATCGCCATCAGGTGTCCTGCGAGTTGACGAGCATTGCGTAGCCACGCACCGACGACAGCATCACCGACACCGAAGACGTGGTCGACGTCGGCGTCGTGTAGAAGTGGAGACCGAAGTTGTGCGAGCCCACACCAACCGAACGCAGGCCGACCGCACCCATCATCCAGTGCCTCTGCCAACCACTGCCAGAAGTGTTCGTCTGCGCCACCCGCATGTACGACGCCGTACTGCCGATCTGACAGTCACCACCATCCACCTGCGGCCGCGCCGACATGTTCGCCGTATACAGAGACTGGACCGTGACCTCGACCTCCAGGTGCACCAGAAGCGCACCCGGCCGGTTGACCTGAAACGTCGCCAGCTTGTAGTAGACGTGCGTGTCCTTGCCCATCGTGGCCTGGGGCTGGATATACCCCGTCCACACCGGCGGCGTGACCAAAGGCTCCCGCCACGCCGTGCCGTTCCACATCAGCTCACGCCGCGTGTCCGTCTCGAAGATACGCATGCCCGACTGCGCGCCACCCCAGGCGGGCCGGGAACCAGACGTGCAGATGTAGGTACCGGGATAGGCGTCCAGGCGCCCGTTGTTGTCGTTGAAGTCCTGGCGGAGGAAGGGATCGGACTGATCCCACGTCTTCAGCCCCAGCCGTGGTGTCGTACCGGACATCGCCGCCCTCTCCTCATGTCGCCTTCGCCCCTTGGCGGCCGCGAGAGGGCCACGAACAGCAAGCAGCCCCGTCCCGGAGTCGTGGGACGGGGCCGCCAGACCAGCTGAACTCAGACCACGGTGTAGTTGTTCGACGGAGTCGACGTGGCGTTCTGCAGCTGGCCGATCGCGGTGACGGTGAACGTGATCACCTGCGACACCGTCAGACCGGGCACGTTGACCGTCAGGACGGCCGGACCGACGTGGACGGTCTGGCCCGAGGAGGCCTTCACGTCGTAGCCGCCAGACGGCTGACCAGTGGACGGCGCCGTCCAAGTGACGTTGGCGGTGGTCGTTGCACCGGCCGCCACGGTCGGCTTGCCGGGCGCGGTCGGTGCCCCGTACGAACCCGGCTTGATCGAGCCGTCCTGGTTGTAGATCGGGTTCACGGCGTTGTCGGCAGCCAGCGACACGGGACGGACCTCGTCCTCGTTGCCAGGCGCGACGGCGGCCGCCGAGAACGGGCTGAACGGGCCGTCGCCGTTCTTGTTGACCGCGCAGACACGGAACTTGTACGCCTGGCCGCCCTTGACGTTGTCGAACCGGACAGAGGTCGCATTGGCGGCCGCGAAGACGTGGCCGCCGGTGTCCGACTCGATGACGTACTGGGTGACCTTGGCGTCCGCGCCCGGGTTGGAAACCGGCGTCCAGGACACCTGAATGTAGCGGTCCCCAGCGACAGCCGTGGGCGCGGCGGGTGCGGCCGGTACGGTCGTGGTGCCCGCCGGAACAGCGCCGAACGCTGCAGTGTCCGTCGTACCGGACATCCAGACGATCGGGTTGATCGGCTGAGTGATGCCGTTACCCACGGGCGAGTCCGTCTTCGTGGTGTCCGCGTTCGACGCCGCCGAAGGCACCGGCTGCGCATGCGGCGCCGGGTACTTGTCGACCACCGGCCCGTACAGCGTGTCCTTGGTACCCGACAGATTGGTCGACGTCGGCGCCCAGCCTGCGGAGGTACCAAGGGCCACGCCACTGGTGTCGGGCGCCGTGACCGGGCTGGGGGCCGCACCCGGCAGACCCTTGGTGCCGATCGACCCGTCGGTCTGGTAGGTGCCTGTCTGGTCAGATGCGGCCATCAGCCCACTCCTTTACTTCTCAGCAGGCGCGGACGCCTGCGCCTTCTTCGCCGGGGAACGCTTGGTCGTGGTACGCGCCTGAGCCCTTTCCTCGACCTTGGGCTCCGGCACCGAGGGGCTGTTTTCGGCCGCCTTCTCCTCCGGCTCCGCGACCTCCTCGGCCACCGAAGCCTCGGCCGTCTCGGCGCCGAACGCCACGGCGACCATGTCGAGGCGCGCGTACGGGCTGCCGCCGACGCCGGAAGTGTCGAGCGTGCCGGTGACCAGCAACGCCCGCTCGTGATCGCTCATGCTCATGTGACTCACGCCTTGAAGAGGGGTTCGATGACGACACGGAGGGGCTTGTCGACAGACTTGTAAGACTCGTCAGCCTCGTCCCACTCGCTGACCACACGGATCGCGGTCAACGGCGCCTGAGCCTCCGGCTGACGCTCCTTGACCGTGCCGAGGACACGCAGCAGCTCCGGGTCGGCCGAGATGTCGTCGTCGATGACCAGCGTCCCGTTGCGCACCGCACGCACGAAAGGCGCCAGCAGCGCCGTGTCACGGGACACGAACAGGACATCGCCACCCGCTTCATCGCCCTTGCCCTCGAAACGCAGGTACGACTTCGGCTTGTCAGGGTCTGGAGTCACGACCGTGACACCATCCGACGGGTTGGACACCTGGAGCTGCTGGACAGGCATGACGCCTCCTAGATCAAAGGGACGGATCCTCCGTCACCCCTTGAGCAGCCCAACCCCACCCCAGACAGCACTCGACCCCCGGGAAGGGGGAACCCGGGGGTCGAGGCCCAGCGGCCGGAGAACGGAGCCGCACAGAGGGCCCACCACAAACCCTCCTCACCCCCTAAGGATCTCAGCGGGCCAGGAGACAGCGACCATGGCCAAAATTCTCTCCAGCGGCCAGAATTACTGAAGGTGGGGTTCCAACTACGCCCCGACTGTGCCAAGGTGAGAATATGTCACCCGCCAGACGACACACCGAGCGCAACGCCCGGCGGTGACCCTGGTCCCCCTTCGGGGGCCAGGGCTCACGATGGCCACCAGCCACCGCCCACGAGCTGGAAGGCCAGAGCCTATGGCGGCGCCCCCGAAGCCAGTGGGCATGACGAAGGCCCCCTCGCAGCGACCGAGGGGGCCTTCGTTGATCATGCCAGATCCAGGAGTCGATCCCCCGTTAGGGGTTCATGATCAACTCTTCTGAATGACCGCCAAACCGCGCGGATTGAGGATCAGCATGCTCACCATCTCGTCGAACACCCAGCCCTTCCAGAAGGACTCGACACGGTGGTTTTCCTCGACGTCCAGCGAGTACAGGACCGGGAAGACGCCCAGGAACTGCGGGTCCGGCGTCAGGAAGATCTTGTTCTGCGGGATGACGATGGAGCGCTGGATCTGGAACTCGCCGAAGCTGGTGATGGTCTCACCTGCGACGACTCGGTCCTTGAACGCCCAGCCGGTCTGGTTGATGTCCCACCGGTACATGTCCCGGTAGTCCATCGGGTTGATGAGGATCCGGCTGGACTGCAGCTCGTGCATGTCCGTCATGGAGACGGCCGAGTACAGCGAGCCCGGGGTCAGGTAGCCCGACGCTTCGGTGATCGTGTGGTTCGGGGTGACCGTGTGGTCGGAGCGGGTCGCGTAGTCGGAGATCGCGGCCTGCAGGATGGTAACGAGGCGCGAGTCTTCCTGCTTGAGGATGGCCTGCTTGGTCTCGTCCTGGGCCTGCTCGACGGCGTTGATGCGCAGGTAGAGCAGGTCTTCCTTGCGGATGGCCGGGCGGCTGGCGATGCGGAAGAACCGCACCTGGATGCGCTTGCCTTCGAACGGCGTGATGCGGACTTCGCCGTCCGTGCCGGACATGATGTAGGCCTGTCCGAGGTCATCCCAGACGTCGTACTCGACCGGGGTGCCGGGGGTGCAGGGGTCCTCGACCAGGACGTTTCGGGTGATGCCCTGGTAGCGGAGCTTGAGCTGGATGGGGCCGATCATGCCGACGCCGAGGCGCTTGATGCCGTTGACGGAGTCGCTGGCGACGGCCTGGAGGCGCTGGCGCTTGGCCTCGAAGGAGAGCGGCTGGTTGCCGCGCTGCTCGCGTCGGGCGAGGATCTCGGCGACGTAGTCGTCCGACTTCCTGGCGGTGCGGACGTGGCCGGTGGCGGCGGGCGCTGCGGTCATGGTGAGTTGAGTCCTCTCGCTCGGCTCAGGCGCGTCAGCGCAGGCCGCCGATGGTGATCTTGGACGGGGAGTTGACCCGGACCAGTCGGGCGACCGGCAGCGTGGAGATCGCGGTGGCGACGGCGCCGTTGGTGGCGAGCGCGAGCTTGCCTCGGCCGGTACCGGCGGTGATCGCGTAGACGAGCTTCTCGGTGGTGCCGGTCGGCTCGGTCCAGGTCTGGGTGTCGTCGAACGCGGGCGAGAGGACCTCGAACTGAGCGTCCGAGCCGAGCATCCACACGGAGGTGGCGTTGACGCCGACGTCGAGCAGCGGGTCGAAGCCGTCGCCGCCGACGTAGTCACCGGCGAGGCCGTAGGGGACGCCGGAGGCGCCGATGAGGCTGACCGTCTCGCCTGCGGTCTGGGCCAGGACCATGCCGGGGTAGATCGGGATGCTGCGGTCCCACGCCGGGTCAAGGAACACGGACGCGGGAGTTGCCTGGGTCCAGGCGTACAGCGGGCGCAGGGTGCGCTTGATGTGGGCCAGGTTTGCCCGCACGCGGATCATGTGTTCCGCCCTCCAGTGGGTCTCGGCTGGCCGCCGAGGGACCGGCAGGCCGTCTTCACCCCCTAGGCGCTGGCAATGGGGTGGGAGACAGTGCCGAACCGCAAGGAATTTCTGGGGACATGCGAGAGGGCCTGGCGTAAGTGCCAGGCCCTCTGCGCTCAGTGGCTCACTCGAACAGGTCGGAGAGTCCGTCGTCGCCCGCGAGCGGGGCCGCCGAGGCGGTCGCCTGGGACGCCAGGGAGGGGGCGACGCGCTCCGCGCTGCGGGTTGCGACGCGGGCGCCCGACGGCGCGGTCCGGGCGGTCGCGGCCTTGACGACTCCGGTGAGGACGCCGATCTCGTGGTTGATCATCGTGTCGGTGCGGTTGGTGTCGGCTTCCAGGCTCGCGGCCAGCTGCAGGTCGTCGGCGCCGGGGGTGAGTCCGGCCTGGATCTGCAGGCGTGCCAGGCGGAGGCAGGCGTGGGTACGCGACGGCGATGCCCCGGCCATCTCGCCGGTGGTCACCGGGTTGCTGTTGGACTTGTTGTCGCCCATGGTCCAGGGGAAGGCGACGTCCCAGTTGGCCGGGTTGCCGACGCGGACGTCGGATTCGATGCGGGTTTCGTCCAGCGGGATCTCGCCGGTGTTGACGCCGGAGACCGGGGAGGTGACGTCCTGCAGGTTGCCGTAGGGCTCGGCCGGGATGGTGCCGCCGGGGGTGAGGGCGGTGTCGGTCGCGGCGGCCGGGACGCCCTGGGTGGAGTTGCCGGTCTGGCCCGGGGAGCGGACGTCGTCGTTGGTCTCGGGGGTGGCGGCCTGCTCGGTGGTCTCCGAGGGCGCCTGCTCCGGTCCGTCCGGGATGGGCTGGGCGGGGTTGGCGATGTCGGCGGTCTTGGCGAGGGCTTCGACCTCGTCGGTGACACCGGCCAGCCGGGCGATCAGCGCGATCTGCTGCCCCTGGACGGCCAGTCGCCGGTGGGCGGCGGCCAGCTGCTGGCGCTGCTCGTCGATGACGGCCTGCTGGGCGGCCACGGCGGTCATGAGCGGTCGGCTCATACTGGTTACTCCTTCAAAGCCTGTTTCAGCTCACGACGACTTGCCGTGGGCGGGTTTTCACCGCTTCAGCTCCGGGACAGCTGCGGGACAGCAGGCGGAGGGACGGAAGACTCGCCCTGCAGCTCGGCGGGGGTGAGCAGCTGGGCCTTGCGGCAGTTCGGGCAGACGTCTCCGGCGACGATGCCGTCGGTCGCGCCTTGCGGGTTGCCCATGTCCTGGGTCTGCGGGGCGGTGGCGTCCGCTCCGAATCCGCAGTGGGGGCAGCTCAGGTCGGGCGCGCCGTCGTTCGGCTGTCCGTCCTTCGGGGTGCGCGGGGCCGCCGACATCCCAAGGCGTCGGCGACGCGGGTCTTGCGGGTCCTCGTCCTCGTTGGGCGCCTGGGGTTCCTCGTCCACGTCCCTGTTCCAGGACCAGTGCGGCGTCTCGCTCTCGTCGCCGGTGTAGTCGCCGGGGTGCGCCAGGATCGGCTCCTGCGGAGCTCCCATGCCGGGACCGGCCTGGAAGGTGTCTTCGTCGTCCAGTCCGTCTTCCGGTCCTTCGGGGCCCTGGAGGCGGGGCATGTCGGGGCCGGGGGTGAACGGGTCGCCCGTGCGGTCCCTGGCGCGGCCGGGCAGCTCGCGCGGGCCTGCCTGGCCGCCCTGCTCGGGGTCGACCATCATGTTCTGCTGGACGTTGACGTTGCCGTCGGGGTCGATCTCGTCCGGCTGGATCATGCCGTCGCCGTTGCGGTCGGAGAAGGTCGGGGCACCCTGCATCGTGCCGTCGAGGGTCTGGTCGCCCCACGGGGAGGGCGGCAGGCCGTTCTCGTCGAGCTGCTCGGGGTCGACCATCTGCGGGCCGTCCTCGTCGAGCGGCTGACCGTCGGGGCCCAGCTGCTGTTCCTCGTCGCCAGGCATGCCGTCTTCCTGCGGCATGCCGGTGCCGTCGTCGTTGACACGCTGCAGCTCGCCGTTGTCGTCGACGAGGCTGGGGTCGACGATCTGCTTGCGCAGGTCGAGGGTCTTGGCCTTGTCGAGGTCGGGGTCACGGAACTGCTCGGGCGGGTTGATGAACCCGCAGATCTGGCACTGGATACCGTCGAAGGTGTCCTTGTCGCCGCAGACCGGGCAGTTCTCCTCGCGGAGCGTGTCGACGTCGGCCGGTGCCTTGATCTCCCCGTACGCGATGGCGCGGATCGTGCCGTCGTCGTTGATGTACGTGGCGTCAATGAGCCTGGCCACGTGGGAGTTGCCCTTTTCCTTCAGCTCCGGCGTGTGCTCGCCCGCGAAGTCCTTCCAGTGGCCCTTGATGTTCTCCTCGGCCTTGTTGCGGCCCGCGCCCAGGTTCTTCGCGCTGGCGTTCGCGTTGGCCTGGTCCTCGGCGGTGTTGAGCCGTTGGCGCACCAGCCAGGTCACCGCCTGCACCTGGTGCGCGGCGACCGGCTTGCCCTCCTTCTCGGAGATGGCGGCGGCCGCGTTGCGGTAGGTGTTGGCGGCGTGCTCGTAGTAGTGCCGTGCGTGCTTGCCGCTGGAGGCGCCGGGGAAGCCCTGGTGGGCGTCGTTCTCGACGTCGGTGATCCGGCGCCCGGCCGCCACGGACAGCGCGTGGCGGTCGATGACCACGCGGCCGCTGTGCCGCCGTTCGGCACCGGACTTCTTCTCCTCCTCGGTCTGCGGCTCGTAGCCGCCGTGCTCGATGAGGTGGGCGAAGTCCTGCGTCTTGGGCGAGTTCAGGACCGGCTGGTGGTGCTCGCCGTCCATGATGCGCTGCGCCTTGTCGGCGTGCATACCCATGGTGGTGACGTGGGCGGGCTTGTCCGGGTCGTCCTTGAGAGGGCGGACGGCGGCCTGGCGGTGGAAGGAGTGGGCCGCGTTGAACATGTTCTGCGGCCAGTTGGTGCGCGGGCTGTAGGCCGACAGGACACCGGCGCCCTTGTGGGCGGCCTCCTCGTCGGTCTTGATGCGCGGGTCGAGGCGGGCGATGGCCTTGGCGACGTGGTGGGCGTCGCTGTACCAGCGCATGCCCGAGTCCTTCTCCTCGTCGGTGGCCTTGTCCCAGTGGTCGACGATGTTGGAGTGGTGCAGCGGGACCTGCTTGTACCAGGGGTGGTCTCCCGCAGGCTCGTACGGCTGGCCTCGCTTCGGCTTCGGGGTGCCGTACTCGTCCACCTCGGGCTCGGCCGCCTTGGGCGCGGGCTTCTTCGCGGCCGCCGTCGCCTGCAGGCCGTTGAGGCTCGGCTTGAGCGGCGTGAAGGGCCGGGCGTGCTGCACCGCGTCCTGGCGGCGCTGGTGGTCGTGCGTGGTGCCCTCGAACGGGACATGCGGCACCGGCGACTTGGCGTGCGAGGCCGGGTAGGCGGGCTTCGGCTGAGGCGCGGTGTCCTCGCCGTCGTCGTCCGCCTCCAGGTCGTCGTTGTCCTCGAAGGCGGAGTAGTCGATCGCGGCGCTCTTCGAGGCGGCCTTGCCGAGGCCGGAAGAGTCCACGCCGAGGAAATGAGCAGTCGGGTCCGCCGGGGGCTCGACGAGCACGCTGTTCTCGAAGAACCGGAGGCCGAAGCAGGTCTCGCGGACGAGCTCGCCGACCTTCTTCCCGCTGGCGGTGGCGCGGAAGATGCGCTTGCCCTTCAGGTGCGGGATGTGGGAGCAGTACTCGGTGGGCGTGCGGGCCTCGTTGCCGCAGGCGGAGCACACGGAGCGCTCGACGTCGCAGCCCATGGAGGTCCGGTCGATGTGTCCGGCGAGGATCGCCTTGGCCAGCTTCGGGAACCGGACGGCGTCGATTTCCATGAGGACTTCGGCCCATGTGTCCGGCGTGCCGTCGGGGTTGCGGTCTCGGTGGAGGGCGGCGTCGATGATGACGCCCCGGGCGCGCCGGTGGTTGTCGTTGACGTGGTTCACGAAGACCGGCTTGCCGACGAAGGTCTTGTACGACTTTTCGATCTCTTCGGCGGGGAACTCGTCGAAGTTGTCGTTGCAGCGTGAACTGATGGCCCTGCTGCGTACGTACAAGAAGCCGGGGCGCGCTTCGTACTGGAAGACCGCGCGGTGGGCCGCCCTGGTGATGCGCTGTTGGTCGCCGAGCGACGCGGCGATGATCTGGGCCGTGGCGAACTTCAGCACACCGGGTCCTCCTGTGCGGGCGGCGGCGCATGGTGCGCCCTCGCTCCTTGGGGGCGGAGGGGGTGTGACGAACAGGAGGTCTCGTGCGCTGGGCGGGCAGGAGGGCGTTGGCGGCAACGGGTTCGATACGGAGTTGTATAGGCCTCGTGAAGGGGGAACCTGTGGCCAAGGGTTGAGGCACAATTCAGGTTGGGCGACCGGTTTGTTGCCGAAGCGGAGGCGTGAACCTCGCTTTGGCGACAAATAGACTTATTAAGAGTTTGTCGCTACCGTTCACCCGAAGCGTCGTTGAAGAACGTGACGCCCGCAGACCGGCAATACAGAGAGCCCCGGCCGACCTTCCTGGCGAGGAAGTGGGTCGGCCGGGGCTCGGCTCCGGTCTTCGTCAGCGGTAGATGGCGGTCTACGGCCGGTCTTCCGGAGTGGGATCCGACGTGGCGGTCGTCGGATCGGTGGCGCTGGTCAGGCGGTGCCGTCCCGTGTAGGTCGGCCGAGCGGTGGAGCCGAGGAGCAGGCCCGCGAGCGGCCAGCGCGACTGCAGAGCAGAGGCGACGACGTAGTAGACGCCGCCGAGACCCACGGTCAGCAGGCCGGTCAGGTACGTCTCGACCTCGGCACTGACATGGATGTTGTGCGAGGCGAGGAACGCCAGGATGAAGCCGACGATCGAGGGGACGATCGTCCGGATGATGGCTGGGGGCGTGAGCACCTTGTCTCCTCGGGCCGGGGACTCTTCGCCCCTTGCCGACGTACAGGTGCGCCCGGACAGGATCCACGAGAAGGGGATCGGTGCGGTTGTCGGCGCTGCGCCCATGCCCCGTCACCCCCGTCAGTTCGCGGTCTGTCAGTTTGTTGAGCTGATCGTATGACGCCAAGTGGTGCTGGTGTCAACTTTTCTGACGCTTCAGCTCGTTTCCGGGTTCCCGGTGTCATGAATCCTTACGGCGGCGCTAGGATCGCCTCCATGGGCCGACTTTTTTCAACTAGACACACGGAGGGGGGAGGCCATGCCGCTCGGTGAGAAGTTCCGCAAGTTGCGTGACCTCAAGCGCGGACCGGACGGGCAGACGTACCCGTTGAGTGAGATCGCCGCGAGGGCCTCAGGGTTGTACCGCGACAAGAAGATTTCGCGGGTGACCCAGGAGCTCCAGGACGCCGGTGCCAGTATGGAGGAAATCGCACAGGCGTGCGAGATGATTCGAGCAGAGTCCGACGCCGTCAACCGCCAGTACCTGAGCGACCTGAAGGACGGCAAGCGGACGAACCCGCCGTTCAGCATCATCGAGGCGCTCAGTCTGTTCTTCGGGGTCGAGACGGACTACTGGCGCGTCGGCACCGACGCCACGGAGAGAACCAGACAGATCGAGCGCGAAGTGGAACTCATCGAGCTCGGCGTGCAAGCGGCCAAGGCCATCCAGAAGCTCGACAGCACTACGGAGGGTAGCGATGAGAGTACCCAGGGCACGGCGTTGATGGGCGCCCTCTTCCGAGGGCTCGACGGGGCGGACTCCGGGCAGGCAAGAGCCATCCTGCGTCTCGCGCTGCTCGGCCTACAGGGGGCCCAGGAGGACCAGACCGGGTAGGGCCATTGTCAGCCCCTTGCCTTACGCTGAGTGGCGTAAATGGCGGCCTTAGTGATCAACTGGGGGCTTGGATGGGACTGATGCGGAACCGGAGCGGCCTGAAGGGGACCTGGGGGCAGGCGCTGACGGGACTGGCGCTTCCCACGTCTCCCTGGACCGTTGAGGACCTGCTGCGCGCTTATGTAGAGCAGGTACGCGGCCGCAAGCTCATCCTGAGCCGCGACTCCCGGATGACCTCACCGAACGGGCCGAGCGGCATGTGGTACCCCACCCCGGACGCCGACCTGGTGTGGGCCCACCCCACGATCCCGCCTGTGCAGTACCACCACGTCCTCGGTCACGAGCTTGGTCACATGGTCAACGGAGACGAGCCCAACCGGCTCGACCTCGCCGCCGTCCTCCGCCTCCTGAGGGGGGTGTGCAGCGGATCGGCGGCCCTCCTGTCAGACTCCCTCGCGGCCGCTGGCGTCCAGTGCCGCGCCGACGGCACCAGCAACGAGGACCGCGAACGCAAAGCCGAGGACTTCGGGTACTACGCCGAGACCTGGATGGCCAAGCACGCCCCCCGTGGGGCAACCCTCCTCGAAAACAACATGAGAGCAAGTCTCGACACCTGAGAGATGAGAACCGGTGCCCGCCACACCTTCCGATCTTCCCGCCTGGATCGTCGTCGTCCTCCTCACTGAGGAAGTCATCCGCAGGGGACCCGCCGCCTACCGCAACCCCCGCTCCCGGACCCTCTTTATGGTCTTCCTGGCCCTCGACATCTCGATGGTCACCAAGATCCAGGCGGTCGGGGACTTCCTCTACCACCTCACCGGCGTGGACGACATCGCCACCCTCGCCAAGCACCTCACGGGGATCGCCGCCGTTGCCCTCCTTCTGCACTGGGTGACCGATGTCGTCCCCGGCCGGTTGGACGGCCGCCGGGAGCCCACCTACCGGCAGCTCATCAGCAGCAACCCCCGACGCATCATCACCTGGGCCGCCATCGCCGTCATCACCGCCATCTTCCCCCTCGCCCAGCGACGGACGGGAAACCAGGACGACGCCGACTTCATCTTCGTCCAGGCAGGCCACCTCTGGGGCAGCCTCCACCTCCTGCTCTTCTACGCCTACCTCGTCTTCGGCCTGATCTGCGCGACCCTGATGTGCCTCGACGCCGCCCGCGCCGCCGCCCCGGGCCCCTTCAAGTACGGCATGCAGGTCGTCGCCCTCGGCTGCTCGATCGGCTCGGCGTACGGGATCCTCCGCTCCGGGTACCTGATCACCCGCCTGTGCGACAAACCGTTCCTCGGCGGCGACCACTTCGTCGACTTCACCTCGAACTTCTGCCTCGTCACCTGCATCCTCCTCGTCGTCGTCGGAGGCGCGGCCCCGAAGTGGGAGCGTCTGAACGAGATAGTGAAGGCCCACGGAGCCATCAACGACCTGCGCCCGCTGTGGGCCGTCCTCACCGACGCGGTACCCACCGCCATCTACGACTGCCCGGCACACCGGCGGCCCAAGCGGACCAGCCACCTGCGCGAGTACTGGGACTGGCGAGACCTGGACACCCGGCTTCGCAGGAGGGTCAACGAGATTCTCGATGCCGCCCTCAACCTCGCCTACTACGTGCCGCCGGACCTCCACAGCCGCGCCGGGGCTGCGGGCCGGGCGCTGAAGCTCCCGGAGCACGCGGTGGCCGCCTACCTGCTCCGCGAAGCGATGCGGCTTAAGCGGAACGGAGAGAAGCCGTTCGACGGCGAACCGGTGGCCATCCAGCCGCTGGCGACTCTCACCGGCACCACCGACCCCTTCATCGCCACGAACACGCTCCTCCCCGTCGGCCGGTCCATCCGCGACACGACTCAGCTGGGGCTCATGTACCGCAGACTTTCCACCGGAGTGCACGCGTGACCCGCACCCAGGCCGCACGAGCCCTGACCGACTTCGTCGACCCCAAGAACGTCATCTTCGTCCTGTGCATGCTCGTCGGCGTGAACTACGGCTGGTCCGGCCTCGGCTGGGGTGCGGTGGCCATAGTCTTCTGCGCCGTCATACCGATCATGTTCATCGTCCTCACCGGCGAGAAGAAGACCTTCGCCGACCGGCACGTCCCCGAGCGGTCCCGCCGGATGGTCGTCATCCCGGTCATCGTCCTGTCCGTCCTGACCTGCCTGACGCTCATGGTCGTCGGCGGGGCCCCGAAGCCGGTCCTGTCCATGGTCGGCGCCATGCTGGCCACCGTCGCCCTTCTGTGGCCCATCACGAAGTACACCAAGATCAGCTTCCACACGTCCGTCCTGTCGGGCGCACTCGCCATGCTCGGCCTGCTCTACGGCCCCTGGTGGATTCTCTCCGCCGCGCTCATCCCGCTCGTGGCCTGGTCTCGGCAGCACCTCAAGGACCACACCGTCCCCCAGACGATCGCCGGTGCCATCCTCGGCGCCGTCGTTGCCGGACCCGTTTTCATGCTGGG